ATGCTTCATTATTTGAAAAGGAGGGTTCGTTGACCAATCCGCTGCTGGGGTAGCCACCGTTGCGGCACTACCCGTTCCCGGCCATACCTGAGGTTCGTTAACGCCATCGGCAACGAATAATTTATTTTCACCAAACGCGAAAGAATAGGGATAAACGGTACCGAGACCGGTGGCTATTTTGTTGGTGTCGTCTCTGTAAATGTCGCCGTCATCCGTGGCCGACAAAATATACTGAGTACCGTCTCTAAAGGTGCAATCATAGACCCCAAGAATTCTAGGGGTTCCCGAGAAAGCAGAATCGTATACGTGTGCCGTTCCTCCCCTTTTCCTTCGTCCTCGTTGCTCCAGGAGGAGATTGCGGCTCGGAGAGATCATCATATAATTTGGAATAGCGTCTATATTCTTCGCTCCCGTGAGGCCTCCCTGACTGCAAGAGACAACCCTTGTTTCTCCCTTGTAGCCCATTATTCACTTGCTCCCGATGGTATTTTGCTGACGTCGAAGCCGGCCATATCGGTAACGGCCAGATTCATCAACATCTGCTGGTAAATCTGATACTCAGTCGCCCACCTGTCGTCATCTTCGCCGAGTTTCCAGACGTACACGCCCTGCTCAAGAACATTCGCCCAGCGTCTCATAAGCGTACTGTAGAGGTTCGTCTCCAAATCCACCTTGCGAAGATCGGCATAATATCTCCGGCGAAGCCCAAATACCGCATCGGGGACCGGATAAAGAGCTATTTCTCCCACTGATTCGTTTTCCAGGTTCACATATTTCAAGGGCGAGCAGGGGCGTCCGGTATTCTGATATTTATCGTACAGGACAGGATGGATGTTTCTGAGATCCAGAATGTCGCTGACGATCATATATCCATCGGAGTCCACCGGCAGCGTGGCATACGCCGCCCTCATGACGCATTCTTTCGTAGCGATATCGTAATCGTCAATCTGCTCGGCCTGGTTCTTTCCGGTTCCGGAAGTGATGAGAAGCCATTTCCCTTCGGCTTGTTTCTTGGTCACTGTCTCCGTTGATGCAAGAGTGACGTTTGACGTACTCGTGACGGTCTGTAATTCTCCTGTGTGCGTTCCGGACATGAGACCGATCGAGAAGTCAATTTCGTAGTCGGAAGGGTTCGAGTAATGAGAGACGCCCACCTTGGTAACATCGAAGACGGTTCTCAACAACGGCCGCCAGGTCCTCCCCAGACCCATAATGTCACGTTTCACCTTTTCGAGCCCTTCGTCCTCGGCCCGGGTGACATCATCCGGCTCGGGAGTCGTTCCGTTGTAAAATCTCTTCAACGCAGCGGTACAAATCGTCGTTGCGGTAGGAGCGCTAGGAGCTGCCATTACATTTCCTCCCAATTTATTCCTTCTGGCATCTTCTTGGGTGCGGCCTTTGGCCTCTTGGATACGATTCTGGCGACGGCATATTCGATGAACGACGCGAGGTCGGCAGCCGACTGTGCAGATCCTTCGCCAAGGACACGTATCAGATACTCCTCAATCGCATCGTCCAGGAGTTCATCGTAAGGGATAATATCCTCCATGGTGGTCATGGTCGGAGGTTTTTTGAAATAATCACCGCAGAGTACGATGTCCGTAGCCGTGGGTGGATAGACGCGGAGCATCTTTTCACCCTTGAGCTTGTAGTACGTAGACTGACCCGCGGATGCGTAATATAAGCCTTCGTTCTGGCTCGGGAGTGGTTTCAACTCCCATTGAAGGCCGGAGATGTAGGGCCTTTCGATAAGTCCCCAGAAATCGTCAGGGAGAAAGGCATAGCCTGCATCTGATATCAGGGTATAAGAAGATCCCGCCACCTGATCAGATACCTGTGATGATCGGTGAAGCGCAAGGGAGCCGGCCGCAACACTCGATATCCTGAACGGTCCGAGATTTCCGGGACAGTCGGTCGTGATGGCCATGTCCGCCTTGAAACCCTCGGTAACGAATCCGCTATCCGAGTCCGTGATCTGATCGTCTTCATCCGACTGACCATCCACAAACGCTATGGTCGACGCCGTATAGTCGATAGAGGCATAGATCGGAAGGTTCAGTTCCCCGATAATCAAATCCGAGTCCTGAATGTAAAGTTCCTTGGCCAAAAGTCTCAGGACCCGGTTGATGGCCGGAAATATCTTGGGAACCTTATCGTCGGGGATGAAGTCCTGAATGTTGTCTATAATCTCGGCTACGGTCGACATTGAATTTCCGCCTTTTATTGTTTGATCGGTTCCGCCTTGGCCAGCAGATTTGTTTTATCGATACTTCCCTGTGAAGTCCCTCTCCTGAAATGAACGACCGATGTAAATGCCGTAATCGTCGCTCCTATTAACATCCCGAGATTCGTGCTTTCCGGGGGCTTGAAATACATAACTGCTCCGAGAATAATAAAGAATCCGAGAATAATGAACCAGTCGAAGAACTTATCCTCAGTGTCCCGTTTACCGGTAACTTCGGTTTCCTTGACTTTCATATTTCTCGCACTTTTGACGTCATCTAGGCGAACCTTCAGCTCCGATAACTGCTGATCCCTTTCCCTTATCTCATGCTCGTGATCTTCTTTCTGCTGGGCAAGTTGGAAGTCAAGATCTGCCTGCTTCAGCTTGAGTGCGGCATTCGGATCAGTAACAATGGCCTGTTGAATCGCGTCGGGAGTAGGTTCTGTCCCCAAAGCCTTTGCTATTGCTCCTACGGCAAGCGCGGCAGGCCCTGTTATGGCTCCCACGCCAGGAATAAGAGACGCCACTCCAAGAAGTGACGTAACACCTGGAGCGTATTGCTTTATTGTGTCTGTTACGTCTTTCCATTCCATGATTAACCTCCGATCTTCGCCTTGACGTCGCTGACAAGGTTTTCGGCCTTGGCCTTGTAAGCCGCAAGTTCGGCTTTCATATCTTCCTCTGCCTTCTTGAATTTTTCCGCATTATTCCGGCAGATGAAGAACGTAACGAGCGAACCGACGACAGCGCCGGAGATAAAAACTCCCGAGTAAATCAATGCTTGTTCCATAATTCACCATCCTTTCTGTTTAAAGGTCGATATCATTCATCAATTCTTTGACCATCCATTCTGTGACGTCAAAGCTCGGACAGTCTTTCGCGACGTGCGGGAAATCTCTGTGGCCTTGGACGATGGCGCCCGGATACTTCCTCGTCAATTCTTTGATGACTGTTTTGAGTGCGGAGAACTGCTCAGGAGTGAAGTTGTTCTCCGGCTTTCCCTTATCATCCACGCCTCCGACGAGACACACGCCGATCGATACCGAGTTGAACCCCTCGACATGGGCGCCGACCTGGTCATCCGGACGCCCCTGCTCGCAGGTGCCATCTCTCCGAACTACCCGATGGTATCCGACGCCTAAAAAACCACGCTCCTTATGCCATCTGTCGATTTCCTTCACGCCGACATCGAGAGAAGGCGGCGTTGCCGAGCAATGAATTGCTATGAATCGTGTGGATTTTCTTGACATGGAGTCCTCCTATTCATGAACAAGAACACCTTTGGTTTTCGGCTTACAGTCTTTCGCGTCACACTCTATCTTGTGACCATGTGTATTATGACGTTCCCACAAATCTCTGATATCAAGCTTTATCCATCCCAGGACGAAAAGATTGATGGTCTGAAGTCCTCCTAGCGCGTATAAAAGGGCTGTCCTTTCTTCCATGGTCCATCTCCCTGATGTTCTCGACCTTTAATATCTCAGCGCCGGGAAATATCGCTTGCTCGTATCAAGCAGATCGAATTGAGCATTACAGGTCTTGTCTTCTGTCAACGTCCCTGTTCCATTTCCGACGCCCGAGCAATCGCCGGACCAACCGACAAAGTAACTGCCTTCGTCCGCGGTCGGCACGTTGGAATACTCGTAACCTTCATCTTTGGTTTCCTCGCACGTTTCGCCGCAGTCGATTCCGCCGGCTTCTGTGACGGTTCCCGATCCGGTTCCTGATTTGGTGATGGTTAGGGTGTGCTGGGTGACTGGGACCTCTCCGAGCGTTATTAAGAATCCATCTGTACTGATTGGAGCGCCCGTTGAATCAACGAGGTAGACGTATAGTCCTGAGGAAATTTCTTCGGAGGAGAACGACCCGATAGTTAAGGTAACCGTAACGGACCCGGAGCTCCACTCTGTATGAGGAGAAATGTCTCTATGGGTGCATGTGCTCCATGTCGATTTGTCTCCTATTTCTACTCTGGCCGGACTTGACGCTATATAAATGTCGGACATGTAGACTTTCCAATACTGTCTATTCTCTGTGTCTCCGCCTTCGCCGATATAATTCTGAAAGGTCGCCCAAAGCCATTTATTTGTGACCCCGGAAGCGGCGGACATAATCGTTCCATTCCATTCATTCTCGGTGTGTATCCCGGATGCATTATGAACGTAGAAACGAAAAGTCCCATCTTTTTGCCCGGCTAACGAACTAGGAATTGCTATTAGTTCATACCTCCCCCAAGCGTCGAGAGGAAAACCGTCATTATTATTTCTCAGGCCGTAGTCGTTATCGGGATAGCATTGACTCGGGGAAGCCAAGGAGCACCACACCAGTCTATATTTATTCCCGTCTATCCACTGCGTTAAGATTAACTGCCCGTCACCGTCTTGAACATCTGTGCCGTTCATAAATCTGAAAATCTTGTCCTGCCAATTTGTCGCAGAACCGGCATGCTTGTATCTTCTAAACGATATGTAAACGGATGACGGCTGTGTTCCAAAGCCGTATTGCATAATGCCCTGATAAATTGTGCTTGTATAACCCATTATACCAACCGACTTTGTTCCGCTGTAATGCTGATCGGTAGTGTAGGTCGGGGCCGCGCAGGTACCACACGTCCCTACCAGCCAGTCGGGCGCAGAAAAAGTGCCCGATCCGCTGTCGAGATTGTCAGGACCGATCCAGGTATATATCGTTGCGCCTGTCCCAAAACCTGATCCGGAAAAAGTACAAGCGTTTCCATTCGTGCATGTCCCAGACTGACCAGTTATCGCACCATACACAGGGACCGAAGAAAAAATAAAAGCCGTAATAATAATAAAGACTTTTTTCATTATTTATATCCTCTATGCGTTCCTATGCTATGCTGCCACCGTAGACACGGTGTCCGTCGAACTGACTAATATTTGATCCCACCAAGCTGACATTGATTGGTTGATAATAAAATATAGGTTGTCTACCTGCGATGTGAGCGCGTCTGATGTTCCTCCTGCTTCCGCCGTAGCAGGCCTAGAATATGTGGAGATTGCTGAGTAATATACCTTTATAATAGCGTCTGAACCTGTTCCTTTGTTGTATGTCACCCACAAGTGATATGGGGTATTAACAGACAGGGCATGCGATCCGCCGTAAGTCGACGCGCCATAAATATAAAGTATTCCGGATGTGCTCATTCTGAGGAGAACGATATTTGTCGATGAAAGTCTAAAATATAGAAGCGATGCCGTACTTGACGGTAACGCTGAAAATGCAAAAAGGGCATGAAAATAGATATTGTTTTGTGCAGAAAACGACGGCGATATGAGTTCTGGATTTCCAGACCCACCCTTGGTCATTAAGCAATCCTGCGTCCCTCTTAATGCGGTTGCACCACCACAGGATGTGGAATCCGTAGGTGTTATGACTCCACCTGTTCCCGGAGTCGCGGTCCACGATTCACTATGGTCGTAACCGGTAGATGGAGTTTCAAAATTCTGACAGATCAGTTTTCCACTGCATTCGTCTGACGAGACAGGTGCGGGTGTTGCTGTATATCCTGTGCTATCAAACTTGCAGAGGTTCTCAATTGCCAATGCTTCTTTATAAGAGATTCCGAGTGTAAAAAGAGCGGCGAGGCCTCCAAGACCGTATGCTTTTATTAATTCGCGTCGCGTCAGCATCACTGCACCTGCAATTTTCTGGCGTACCTGATCTCAATTCCCAGGACGCCGAGGGCTTGGGCATAAGTATCGGCGGCGTTGGTCGCTAAACGCTTAAAATTGAATACTGCCCATTTATCGCCCGCAGCATTTGTCACCGTTACATCGCCGGACCAGTTCGACTTAATCATAGTCCACTGCGCTGGAGCGTTGTAGCCCATGCAGGTCCAGACCAAGTCACCATCAGATACAGTTCCGCCTATCGTCGTCGGCCAGGTCGGTTCCGTGCCTCCGCTCGATCCGTTATCCGTCGTGACTTTGTAAATATAGCCGTTCGCGGTCGTCGGGATGATCCAGTCGTTAGCGGCAAAATTGTGCGAAGCCTGCCATGTCGCGGAGACGGACCCCATAGTGGTTGTGAGTGTTACGGTCGACCCTAGCGAAGCATCCTGAACATCGATTCCCGATCGGATCGTTACACCGGCCAAGGACCATACCGCGCCCTCTCCCGCATTACTGTTGGCCGTTTCGTCCGGAACCGTCCCGGAATTAATGTAATAAAGTACCCGGTACTGTATCTTGATGGACGAATCAAGGCCGTAGGGATGCTTCCACATGAAGAACATATCGTTATCCGCAGATCCGGAGAATGCGCGCGTCATTACTTTGTTCGTTGCGCCGGTGACTGCCAGGGCGGATGGGGCTGTTGCTCCGTCGTCCATGTATTTGATTGAAATAAAATCGTAGTCGTAAATGTCGGTCGACGGTGCTATGTAATCCGTCCCGGGGACACCATTCACAAAAGAATGTACTCCGTCCGTGACCTGTTTCTTTGCCAAATTTCCATCCGTTACGCCGTCCGTCGCCGGCGCGTTTGTACCTTGCTTAATTCCTCCGGCGGCCGTCGTAAGTAAGGGCAGATTTTCGGTGCTGATCGTAAGGGCGGCGATGGAGGCAAGGATATCGTTATACGTCTGGAAGCTTGCAGGATTCGTATCGCAGTTAAGCGTTTTCAATCCCGCCGTAATGCTGACCGTGCATAGGTAAGTGTGTGTGAAGGTCCCCATGGTGATCGATGCGAGCCATTCGTTGCCGTCTGTCACCGCGATGCCTGCCCCGGGATAGACCATGGTCCCACTACTGGAAGGAGCGGGAGGCCTGAAGTACGCCCCGTACGACTGTTCGCAAGCAAACACGAACGCTACGACAACGAGCCACGCAATAACGATTCTCTTCATCTGATCCCCCTACTTAAAGAATATCAGGCCGATTTTTCCCGACTCCGCAGATATCAGGCCAATGCTGGTAATACTTCCATCGAGTTCCCAGCAGACCGGGTTCGGTATGCTGGCCGTTCCGTCCGTTATCGAACCGCTCGGGATTTCAGCCTCATCGTTCGGCATGGCGTAAAAACTGATTATCCCTCCGGAAGGCGAAAAGAAGACACGCTTGGCACCTTCTGGGACGGCATGACTGGTATTTGCACCAGCCGTCAGATCTTCCGAATTGGAGAAATTCGGGACGGGAAGGCCGTCTGTGATGATCTTTCCGTTATCGTCTGTAATCAATATGAGCGTTTTCATAACGTCTCCTGATAAAGAAGACGAGCCCGGTTAAGGGCTCGTTCCTGTTTAGGCGTCTCCGATGGCGAACCAGTAGCCGTCTGAATCACTCGTAATAACGATCGTAACGGCATTACCGGCCACGGGTAGGGTTTCATTTACGGTCGGGGCATCAGCGGCGACGGACGATCCTTTGGCCGTCAACTGCATGTGCTCGCACATATGCATGCCGGTATCGATGTCTCCCCCCGTCGTGCCTCCGCCCGTGTAAGTACCCCACGCGACCTTCTTGTTGCCGAAGATGGATTCTCCGGTTTTTGTTGCGCTGAAAGCCATGATTTCACTCCTTTCATGGACTGAGGAGGAGGCCGGAGTTCACCCCCGGCCTCCCTTGAGGTTAATCGATCTGCAGCATGATCTGGCAGTACTTCCCATCCACGCCGGCGAAGCCAAGCAGATAGCCGATGATGGCCTGCGTAGTGGCGGTATTGCTTCCCCCGTCGTCCTGATCGAGATAGACCTCGACGGCTCCGGACGTGGCGCTCTGCACTAACAGCGATCCGAGAGCACCGGCACCGGGAACGGTCGTATCGATCAGACAGCAGGCGGGCCCCTTTGTCTGAATCCACCCGTAATAGCCGCTCTGAATGGAGCGGACTGTAACTCCGACCGGACCATGCGCGACGGCGGCGGCCGGCGCAACGCCTTTCCAGGGGTTGGCGAGTAGGGACAGGTAATCGGTCACGGCGATCGCGTAGGCAAGAGGATCTTCGATGACGACGGCGACGGCTTCACTTCCTGCTGCGGATACGCCGTGGGATTTGATCTTGTACTGATGGCCGACATTCAACGCCGCTCCATCATAGACCTGCAGGTATCCCTCGTCGTATGCGTTCGCCGTGAGAGCGCTCGCACCGATAAGGACATTGAGATTTACGGCACCCTTGGACGCTCCGTAACCGGTCTGTACCTGCTTGATGTGATTGGCCGTCGCGTCGGGGCCGAACATCAGTTGCCCGGCCGCAAGGGCGGCACCGGCTTTAACGTATCGAAACCATCTCCCGTCGTCGGACATGAAGATGGCGCCGAGCTTTTCCTTTTGGGTATAGGACTCAGTCATGATGGGCTGAGTGAAAGCACCGAATTTCTGCGGATTCATATGGATTCCTCCTTTTCCTGACTTCCGTTATGGGTTTAACTTAAATCCGTCCCTGGACTTAGCTGAGTCCGCTTCGTCCGGCGTGGGCCTTTCTGTTCGAGACGACCTGATTCCCGTCGAAGAA